AGGGTAGCACAATGGAGACAGTGCTACCCAGTAGGAAAAAATATAAGTTACATTGAGGAGGTGTAACACACCATGTGTACCATAGGTGATTATATGTGTGCAAGAACTTTGGAGGGATTATGGAAGTAAGCAGAAAAATTGGTGTAAAAAATTTACCAGCAGTACAGCGTGATGGTCATTGGGCGTTACGTCTGGCCAGTAAAACACCTGAGCAAACAATCAAAGAACTTGAAGCTAAACTAGAGATAATGTTTGGTGACAAGTACGAACGTGTAGGTAAAGCAACATCAGATGAATATGGCTGGGATTTTATACACACAGGATATGAAATAAAATCTAATGACCTTGTGTCATTACAAGAAGCGTATCGTCTAGCGTTCAAAGTCAATGAGCCATACCCAAAAGAAACATTAGAGAAACAACTAGAGGTATTGTACAGAGTGCAAGCCAAAGTTGGTGAGGGTAATGCTAAAGAAAAAGCAAGGCTGATTGCAATGCTAATGCTAGATATACCAGCAGACTTGGCAAACTATACAATAAAATACAATGCCAAGTACAATAAGTTCTGGTCTACTTACGAAGAGTTATATAAACCTATAGCTTTCAAGGTAGAAGCACGGAAGAATCTGTTATTATCACTTGAAAATAAATTAGATTCATTGTAAAATACTAACAAATACATATACTTGAGGAGGTAGTATGTCAAAAATAGAACACAGTATCGGTGGGTCTGACGTTACAAGACTATTAAATGGAAGTTGGTATGATTTATACCTAGAGAAAATGGGTGAAAAAGAACCTGAAGATTTGTCTGATGCATTGCCAGTACAGCTTGGCATTGAAACAGAGAAGTTTAATCTTGGTTGGTTCAAAGACCACACACCTGAGGAGTTGTGGAATGGCAGAGATTTAGAACATCAAGCTCTATACAATGTACATGGTCACAAACTAAATGGTGTTCAATTACATGGACACACAGATGGTTTGATAATGAAACCTCGTTACCCAAAAGAATCAATTAACAGACACAATCTTGGTCCTATTACTGAAGCTGAGAAGTATGAAAATGTATATGCTGTTATTGAATGTAAGCACACCAATCCTTTTACCAACATGAATAAAGTTACTGACTATTATATGGGTCAGATGCAACTGTATATGTATCTTACAAAAACAGATGCTTGTTATTTGTCTGTTATATTTGGAAATAGTAAGTGGGATTATGTCAAGGTGGCTTGGAGTCAGGAGTATTTTGATAAGATATGGGTGTATATCGAAGAGTTTTGGGATTACTTAAAGCGAGGTGAAGCACCCACAAACTTTGAAGTAATGAAACCATCATCTGATTTAGTACCCATTGACGACAGGGTTCGCAGAGATATGTCACATGACAATGAGTTCATGCACATGGCACATGAATACAAACGTACATACTATGATGCCAAAGCAAATACTGAAGCTAAAAAGTTTCTTACATTGAGTGTGACAGACACAGACAGAGAGTTACATTGTGACCTACTCTCTGTTCATGTATCAAAGACAGGTCGCAAAACAATCAAACTAATTGAGGAGTAAAATATGCTATCGCAAAAATCACAAGTGCTTGAGCATTTAAAAGACCGTAAATCTATAACCAGCTGGGAAGCTATTGAGCGTTACCATGCCACAAGATTATCTGCAATCATCTTTGATTTAAAAGATGAAGGTTACGATATTGTAACCACTAGAGAAACAGATGGTAAAAAATGGTGGGGTAAATATACATTATTGGGAGAAAAGAATGGCGAATAAAATACCAGAAAATCTAGCCAAGATTCTAAAAGAAATTGGCGAAACACCACAGACATCTTTATGGGATTGTCATGGTACATGGGTAATCAATCACAAGTCTTTAGAAAAAATTGCTGTAAGATTTGGCATTAAGTTTGATGACCCTGTAATCATAGAGTCTGACCAAAAAAATAAATGTGTTGTGCTTACTGTTCGAGGTAGACGTAATGTTATTTCTGAGAATGGTAAGATGGCTGAAGTAACTGAATGGTCATTCGGTGAAGCTTCACCATACAATAATAAGAATGGTTATCCATATGCTATGGCAGAGAAGCGAGCCAAAGACAGGGTAATACTAAAACTAATTGGTATGCATGGTGATACCTATTCAGAAGATGAAGCTGATGATTTTAAAAATTCCAAACCTAGAGGAGTAAGATAATGGAATATGATAATAATAATCGTGGTGCAGTTTTCCCACCAAGAGGTAAACAAAAACTAGTCTTTCAAGGTAATGGTGAGATTGATAACAAGCCTGTCAATGTTGCTATTATCCAAGATGAATCTCGTGATGGCAAACCTTTCATGGGTGTGTATGTAAAAGCTGGTGCAATCTTTACCAACAGTTATAAAGAACCTAATGACAAGAAGCCACACTTCACTGGTAAACTTGAGATGTTTGACAAGCGTATTGCTTGTTGGGAATCTATGAAAGGTGACATGAAATATCTACAGTTTCGTATCACAATTCCAGAAGTAAATACTAATGACCTTAATGATGAAGTTCCATTCGGTAAAGAGTTAGACAAAATGGCTAGCGATTTGAAGAAGAGTGAGGGAAAGGACGTTGAGTATGACTGGTAAAAAGAAAAGCTATAGTCTGCAAGTTCCATTTGATTCTAATGATTTAAAGATGGTAGACGAATTGCAAAAATATTATTTAGAAGAAATGCAATTAACGATAAGTAAAACTCAACTAATGAAGACAGCATTGAAAGTTTTACATAGACAATTCTGTTCAAAGTTGCATAATAAATAGGTACATACTTGAGGAGGTAATATGCCAAGACAAATAACTACTTGGGATAACAAAGTTGTCCACAAAAATAAAAACAAAATAACTGTAGCTTTGTACGAAGATGACCCTCGTGCAGAGCATTGGGATAAATATGGAAGAGTGTATAATCAATATGGCACTCTTCCTGTAAAAGACAGATGCTGGTCTGACGAAGAAGCTTTGCTTGCTCGTAAGCGTCCAGCTGGTCATCTGTTTAAAAAGAAATACTAATGTCTAATAGAATAACGTACACCTTGATAGGTAAAAATATTTTAGCTACAGTTGATGATAAATATTATAGAACTGTATTAAAACAACAGAAAGTTATTAAACTTATTGGAGAAGAGTATGGCAGAAAATTTAAAATCAAGAAGAGGACGACCACCTAAAAAAAAAATTCCTACCGAAGTACATACTTCAGAGGAGAAAATAAAGCGAGTTCCATTTTTTACATGGCTTTCCAGAAAAATAAGCCTGTGGACAGGAATGAAGCAAAAAAAAGTTTGATATAAAGACCCTCAGAGGGGTGTAAAGGTACGTCCGTGTATGTTTATACCCCTATTTTTTTAGTAATAGCTCTTGTAGCTCTGGTCCTCGTGATTTAACTTGACCCCACCAACGGCTGTTTTTCATCTCTTTTGATGCGGTGTGCATATCTTTTTCTTCTATTGCTTTCCAAAACTTTAAAAATTTACTAAATCTATTCCAGCCCATGTTGAATTGCATAGACAGAATTACGATTTGTACGTTGTCAGGTAGCTCTCGCCAAAAAGGTTTGTGCTTATCTAACTCTTGAGAATGTTTTTCCAAGTCACGAGCAAGAATAAAATCTGCTGTTTCTTGGTCAATGCCTTCTTCCAAGTTATGTCCGTAACCGATTGTCCATACACCTACTGTATCTTTGTACATATCAAGGCGACAACCCTCATGTTTTTTTATTGTATCTACTAAATCCATTATCTATGCCTTTTAGTTTTTTTTGCTATGTTCTTTGGCTGTTTAGAAAATTGTTTACCTTTGCGAGTGTCTTCTCTTTTCTTACGAGATGTACGAGCATACTCAGAAGCTGATAGAGATGCGATAGCAGAGCTAGGTAAATATCTTTCGCCTGTTGCATTGGGTCCTTGAGTGCTGGGTTTGCCAGACTTAGTGCGCCACTTTTGTTTACCCCAATCAAATAAACTTTTTTGTGGTGCTTTCAATTTGTGTAACCCCCACCTTTAGCTTTGTATTCACGAGCTAACATCTGTGCTTTACGAGCAGACCACTGTCCAGCTTTGCCACCTTTTGTACCAGCCTTTATACGATTAAAAATTCTTTTTCGCATAGTAGGTTTGGTATAGTTACCAGCTTCATTTACTGCCATTCTTCATCTTTCTTTTTTTAGAAGCAATAATCTTTTTCTTTAGTGCATCAGGTAAATTCCTTTGTTTGCCTGATAACTTTTGTTCATTTGATGGTCTACCTTTTTGTGAACCATATGTTCCTTTACCCATTGGCATAATATATCTCCTTTAACAATCCCATTTTCTAAGTGACTTATTGATTCTGCTATTAGGATTGTTTGCTGTTTTAGCAGAAGTCAATTTCTTTTTCATACCTCTCATTCTAGCACAAAAACTTTTTCTACGTTTGGCAGATGCTGGACTTTTCTTTGCTTGAGATTTAGATACTGGTGGTTTTAGGTTACCACCTTTAGCATTGTAAGACCTACGACCAGCTTCATTCAATCCACCCTCAGGATTCTTACCAGCTTTTCTTTGCCATAAAGGTGTAGCCATTACTTCTTCCTTTGATTCATAATCTGTAACCCTTGCTTACCAAACCTATAACCGAATGATGCACCTATAGATATATATAAACAATGATGAAACCATGTGGGTGTGTGTTGGTCAAGGAATATAAATCCTTCTTTAACATAGTCCTGTGTGTAGGGCGTGAAAGATGCTGTAAGAACTGCGATAAAAAAAATTGTCCACGCTTCATCTTTCCAGCTTCCAGCCATTTGACTTGTAAGATTTTGTTCCATTAACATAGAACTTGTAGCTTCTGTTTCATAAACCTTTGCTTCAGCTTTAGCTCTAGCTACTTTAACTTCTGTTTCTGCTCTTGCTTTATCTACTCGACCTTGTAACCAAGTACCAGCTAAAGAACTTATTGGACCTATGATACTAGCAAACATTTACTACTCCTTTTTAGGAAGGCTTTTAGGTACACAATAAGCTTTGACCCATATCTTGCTGTCGCCAGCGAGTGATGGGTCCAGATTCTGTGACCTAATCTTTGATGCAACTCTAAGACACGAATCCAAATCACTGTAGTACACCGATTCCTGAACTGTGCCTGAAAGAAAAACAATTAACAACCATGTCAATTAGACCTACCCATAAATAAACCCATAGCAACAGCGTTTGCACTTGTCAATACTGATACCATACCACTCTGTTCAAGTGATGGTGACTCCAAACCCATATACCAAAAAACAGTTTTGTATGTAAGATACATATAAAGTAGTATCAAACCTCTTGGTATTATCTTGAA